CCCATCTACAGTTCTCCGGTTCGTAGTTCCCGTTCACGTCGATTCGGTCGAGGGTCATACCCGCGGGGCGGTCGCCCATGTCGGCGTAGAAGTTCTCGTAGTTGTCCCAGCGCTCGCAGACCTCGATACCTCGGCCCCCGTAGTTCTTGTAGCCGATGTCGCTCTTGCATTTTGTGCGGCTCCTCATGGCGAGCCAGCTCTTGTACGAGCCCGACCTTCGAGCGACGGCGACGGCGTGGCCGTGCTTAGACTTCTTACACTCCTGGCAGTGCGCCGGGATGCTCCACTTCTGAACGCGCTTGTGCTGGCCGCACTCGGGACAGTCGAAGTCCACGTAGTACTTCTCATTCATGCCTCCATCACTCCTTCACTCGTCAATGGTTCGAACAGCCTCTGGCCCTCCCAGCGGATTGCGTTCGGCGTAGCGTGCAGCCAACTGTTGGCGTGCGCTGCCCCATCCCGGTACGTAGAGTAGGTTCCTATTGGGACCGCCGTGCCGTTCTTCAAGTAGCCGACAAAGCCCCACTCGCCAGTCAGCTTGCACGGAGACCCGACTTTGTCGTTTAGGTCGAGCATCGAGGGCTCCTGTTGTTTGCTGTACTTCATGGTGTCCCATTCAGAAGTCTTTTCATTATAGCAATGCTTGGACTCATGTCTTCGGTACTTCCCGTTGTTGAAACACTCTTCCAAAGGCTTTTCTTGTCAACAGTATAGCATGGGACAGGCATGGTGTCAATCGCTTTCTCAATCTCCGCGTGAAGTTTCAGAAGCTCGTCAGTCAGCGAGAAGCCCGGGTTCGTAGGTTCATCGTCTAGCGGATCCCCTGTGTCGGGAAGGGACATCACATGCTCTTCCCAGATCTTATGATCGAAGCGGTTGCACTGCCAGTTTGTACAGCGAGCCATACCGTGGAACGGGATGTACGCTGCCTCTCCGCACTCAGTGCACGCATGTGGTGCGTAGTCCGATTGCTCTCTGCGTATATTCATGCTACTATACCTGTCCCAACTAGTTGCTGCTATGTAAGTAGCAGCTACTTGTACTTAGCTCTGTACTTCCCGATTAGCTGCTACTTGATAGAGTATAGCAAAGCAGAAAAGTGATGTCAAGGAGAAAAAACAGTTGCACGTAACTTTTTTCTATGCTAAGATGTCTACATGACTACATCACGCAAGATCGCAGACGCGAAAGCGGACTTCGACCACTGGAAGGAAACGCGCAAGTCGTACCTCACCAGCTCTGAAGTCTTTGGTTGGAGGGGCGTAGGCGTTCCCGACTGGTACGCTGAGGACACCAACGAGCACACGGTACTCCAGGGGAAGCAGGGCGCGGAGAAGACGTTCGACCCTCCCGCGGAGACGAGCATCGCGCACGGCAGCTTCGACGAGGAGAACATCCAGCGGAAGTTTGGGTACGCCGTAGGCTGCCTCGTGCAGCCGGACAATGGGCTCTACGTCAACGACCGCTGGTCGCACATCGCTGCAAGTATCGACGGGTTCGGGCTGCCCTGGAACGGCGAGGCTGAGGACGGGTTGCTCCTGGACGCGGACGAGTGCCCCCCAGTGCACGCTGAGTTTTCGCAGGACCGCACCCTCTTTCCGTACCTCCGCGACTACATCGACACCACGGGAACGATGTTCATCACCGAGGTCAAGAAGAGCACCAGCTCCAAGTTCCAGAAGGAGGCTCCGGAGTACTACGTCGACCAGGTGAAGACGCAGCTCGCGGTGCTGGAGCTTGACTACGCGATCATCATGGCGGAGACAGTCATGCGTCACCCGACACAGAAGTGGCGGCAGGTGTGGGACATGCGCGCGTACGTGATCGAGCGGGACGCGGCGTGGGACAGGGTGCTGGACGTCGAGAACGAAAAGTTTGCCGAGGCCCTTGACGCTATCGGCGGGCCGTGCTAAACTAGGAGACATCATGAGCGAAGAAGAAACAGAACAACCCGGGAAGGGACTGTCGCTAGTCGACATCCTTCGCACGCCAGTAGCTCAGCAGTACGTGAGTGAACGCAAGGGCCTGTCATACGTTACCGGTCGGTACGTGAAGCAGACCCTCAACGAGCTGTTCGGCCCCCTGGGCTGGAGCTACGAAGTGATCGAGAACTACCCCATCAACCCGAAGTTCGACGACGGCACCGCGCGCTGGTTCGCGCACGTCCGGCTGACGATTCAGGTAGGGGAGCGCAGCGTCACCAAGGACGGCCTCGCGGTCGGCCACGGTGTACTCCGGAAGGAGATCTGGAAGAATGGGAAGCCCACCGGGGAGTTTGAGGAAGTCAGCGGCGGTCGCGCCAATGAGGTCATCGACTTCGCGGCGGCTGAAGCTGTGACGGACGCGCTCAAGCGAGCGGCGTCAACCGTGGGACAAGTGCTGGGCTTGAGCCTGTACCCACTGAAGGCGGGCGAGACCAACGCCGCCGAGACCCCGAGCACGACTCGGCCAGAGCCCAAGGCAAAGACGGCGGGAAGCACTAAGGCCCCCGCCAAGGAAAAGAAGTCGGGGTTCAAAGCCCCGAGCAAGTTCTAGGAAAATCAATGGCAAACAAAAAGAAGACACGTTACGCATCGCTGAGCCTCGCAACCAAGACCGAGGACGGCTACAACTACGACAACTTTGGGGTGATCCTCGGAGACCAGGATTACCCGGGGAGCGCCAGCCTGCTCATCGAAGTCGACACCGGCAAAGCGGGCGAGGATGGTTACCCCGTGCGAGCGAAGCTCGTCGCCTGCAAGTTCCTCGCGCCGGATGGCGAAGAGATCCTTGTGGACGTGAGTGAATCGTTCATCAACGCGACCTTCTGGCACGCCGTGGAGCGCAGCCCGAAGGCGAAGGGATAAAGTAAGTTACGCGGTAGCGTAACAGGACGGGGGCTCCGTCGTGTTCCAGCACGACAGGGGGCAACGGGAGGTGCAACCCCTCCCCTGTCCACCGAGGAAGACATGAACGACGATGTGAATAACCCCAAGCACTACAACCAGAACGGGATCGAGGTCATCGACGTGATCGAGACCTACGCGAAGAGCGACTTCCGTTTGGCCAACGTGCTCAAGTACGTTTGCCGCTGCGAGTACAAAAGCAACAAGCTGGAGGACCTGAAGAAGGCGCAGTGGTACCTCGCTCGCGTCATCGCTGAGATGGAGGCGGAGGAGGCAGAACTAGAGAGCAACGTCTACGTGCAGCCGAGCGCAGATCGCATCGCGGGTGCCGATGCCGCTGCGAAGCGAGTCAAGGCGGAGTACTACAAGTTCGATCCAACCGAAGTGATCGCAACGTGTCGTAACCCCGCATGCCGGGAAGGCATCAAGGCGGTCGACGTTGCCGTGATCCGTGACGAGAAGTGGTTCTGCTCCAGCGTGTGTGAGGTCATGACGCGATGAGGATCATCGAACGCCGGAAGCCCGTCGGTGCCCACGCTCTCATGAGCGCCGGACCAGTGCCTAACAAGGTGCACGAGATACCGGACAAAACACCGGACAAGATCAAGGCTAAGAGCGCGGAATCAAAGGAGAAAGTACCGGCCAAAGAAGAGGACGGGTTCAGCAAGCTGAATGTGTCCCTGGCCAACACCCCGGCGCGAGTGGAGACGCTGCTGAAGCGACTGCGCGCGCACGAGGGCAACATCGGGTTCGACACTGAGTTCGCTGGCGCGTCACTGCGGGGTACCGACTTCGCGAACATCACGCACTGTGCGCTGCTTGGTGTTTCCGTTGCGTTCGGGAAATACAACCACTACATTCCCGTTCGTCACAAGGGGAATAACATCAGCTTCACTGCCCTTGACGACATCATGGGAGAGCTTGCTCGCGCAGCGGAGCAGCACCGCGTGTGGGCGCACAACGCGAAG